TAATATCAAAAAAAAAAACAACTATGCTTGTAAAAATACTTATTATTAATTTCATTTAATTCTAGACATGTTATGCTATAATTATTTTTATAATTAGAATTATTTTTCATACTTTCTTCATCTTTATCCATTAATTTTTGAGAATAATTTCTGAAATTTTTTTGTATTTTTTTTACTTTAGAATTTATAATAATTTTTTTTAATTTTAATTTTTGCTTTTTAGCAGACCGAGTCAACATTTTATAAACCATTATAAACCATTATATAAAAATGTTTATATAATATTTATAATAAAAATTGATTATAATATATAATATATAATTTATTTAGAATTTTAATAAATGGATATAGATGATATTTGCTTACAACCTGAAGCAGAATATAAACATAAGGAATTTATGTTTTATGATGGTCCAGTTATTATAGGAATTGAAGAATGGGAAAATATACTAGATGAGGGTAATATATTAAGAATGTTATTTGAAGGTCGTAAAGATATGCTCCAAGAATCTAATGAAGAAATTTTTAAGTACTATAAAATTAAATCTTCCGTATTTAATGTTATAAGAAAATGTATTATAGATGGTGTTTGTCCATCAGATGATATGGCTATAAATATTTTGAAATCTGGAGAACTCAGAGATACATGTAATACACTAGGTGGATTTAAAATTATAGATGATATTATTAACAAATATTACCAAAAAGATAAGAAAATAAAAGAAGATAATAGTTATTATACAAATTGTATATTACCTATATTAGATATAAAAAATATATTTCAATGGAGATCTATTCCATATGGTCAAATTACACAATATGAATTATCATTAATGTTAAAAGATATATTCATAAATAATTATTATGTAGTTCATACAGATGATAATTTTTATCATTTTAGACGATAATTAATATAATTAGTTAACAGTGAACAAGACTCAAACGGAATGGGTTATTTAGCACTCGCACGCTCACGCGCCCTTAAAATTCCGGGTTTAGTTGACGTCGAATAATATCGATTATCCATTTTTTTTAATAATTTATAATTATCTTTATTAATAATAGTTTGTTTGTAGATATTAGATATTCTGTTAAAATTATATTCCATCCCATTCTTATACAATATATTTTATCCCGTTCTTCTTTCCAAATATCTAATTTATTCATTGCTCTATCACATTTTCTAATTCTATATCAAAATCTACTTTTATTAAAATATTTCCAATTATAACCCTTTTCAATAAGAAAACTTTTATACATTATATAACTTTTATATAATATATGTAATAAGAATCTTTTATATATTTTATTCAATAACCATAAATAATGATGAATTTAATTAGAATATGCGAGACCACCCATACCACTCATAATACGGAGTACATTATAATTGGTGGCATAGACACGGAGTCTTCCTGCCATACCACTTGTTTGTGTACCACTTAAAACCATACCAACGGATTTAGGTGTTAACTGGAGCTGGAGAGTGCAGTTATCAATACGGGACATATTGCATGTACCAGATGGTTGATGTTCTTCAGGACGAAGTGCGAATGAGTAAACATTAATACCTGTAGCGGGAACATTTGTGTGGTGTTGGTAGGGCTGGACAAGATTGAAGTATGAACCGAGGCGTTCTTGAAAGCGGTCATGTCCATTGAGTTGGAGTTTAGCACGCATAACTGGATTACGGCCTGCTTGGAGTGGACCGAGACCAGCGTGATCTGAACCTTGTGCGGAGTCGGTTAGAGATGCGAAATTAGTAGGTCCGATATCGCCAAATGCACCTGGTCCAAATCCAGCAGGGTAATGAAGGTCACGAACAGCTGGACCAGTAAATAGTGGTCCCTCATCATTACCCTGCAGTCTACTATTATCTGTTAAAGAACCACCGAAACTTCCTCCATCCGACCCCCCAGCAGCCTGAACATTGTATGCATCAGCGTTAGAGTTTGGTCCAGAGTTATATGGTGTGGCAGAATCTACATATACGGATGGGAAACTTAGACTTGACCATCCACTCTCTACATTAGTGTAAAGAAGTTGTGAAGCAGTTGGGTCAGTTGAATCCCATTGTGTATCAATGTCAAAATCATCAGTGTAATTATTCCATTGGTTAGTTTGAACACGCCCACCATTACTTGCTCCTGGTTGCGATTTAGGACCAACAACTTCATCACGCTGAACAACCCAGATTAATTCTTTACATGGATGATTGAAATTAAGCTTAACCTTGACATTAGTGCTTGTAACCGACTCATCACCAGTAAATTGTAGTTGCTCAATAAGATATTCATGAGATACCTGGGCGAATCGACGACGCTCATCAGTATCAAGGTAAATGTAATCTACAAAAAGGGATGCTTGGTCTAGAGATGGAACACATACCTGACAACCACCATCATTTGCAGCAGAGCATTCTAATACTTGAGAAGTTGTTACATAACAATCTTCTTTCCGGCGAAATTCGATATTAATCTTCACTTCATGATATTGGAGAGCAATAAGTGGAAGTGCAAGACCAGGATTACGACAGAACCAGAACTGGAGTGGAATATAAAGTGTTGTTGCTTCGGTTTTATTATGTCCAGTTCCTGTTAGTGATATTGTATTACCAACCATATTATCATAACCTGCTTGTTTACCTGGTTCTTGAGTTAGTTCATTCCAGATATTAAGCCAATCACCATAATGACGGTCAATGCGTTGACCACCAATTTCAACATCTACAGTTCTAATAAGAACATGTCCGATGTAATTAGCCCAGCGAAAACAATAAGAACAAGAATTTTTAACATTCTCCTCTCCTATTTTCAGGTCACTACCTTGACACTCAACTCCTGGTAAAGTTACCTGGAGATATACACGACTAATTAAATCACCATTGCGGGAAATAGTGCATGTAACTTTACGAGAAAAATCTGCCTGACCGTTAAATGTTTGCTCGATTGCTTCCATTGAGAAGTTAGTGTATCGACGATACACTACTTTAAAAAAAGTAATTTGTGGATTACCTGTAAGATAAATATCTTGAGCACCATATGCTACCAATTGCATTAATCCTCCTCCCATTATTATATTATATACAAAGAAAATAATTTCAAAATTAAACGATTAATAAATTTAATAAATAAGTTATCCTCACACATTTATTAAATTTAATAAATATATATGAGATATTTTACTAGTGCTATTATTAATAAATTATCTAATAATAAATATGATATTTTATCATCATCTGGTAGATATCACATCTCAAAATATCAAACTCCATTAGATGCTGCGAAAAAAGTATTTAATAATTTTAAAATAAATATCAATCAAGAATTTAATTTTGTTCTATTAGAAATTACATTAAATAGTAAAAAATCATTATATTTTTATAAAGGTATTAAAGTTAAATTAGATACTCCTAAGGAAATATTTTTTAAAAAATATAATAAAAAAATTATTATTTATTATAATAATCTTGTAAAAGCAATAAATTCTAAAGAATTAGGACATTCTCAAGTTTTAAGAAATTGGGTAAAAGTAATTTCTTAAAAAAAACCATCTCGGAGTATACGAATGATTATATCTATTCCGTGATATTTGAGTATATGAATTAGGCATCTTATTTATATTATATATTATTGTTAAATCTTCTTTTTTTTTATAAAATAAATAAATAATTATCATGAAGAAAAATATAATTATTATTTTATTCATATATAAACAATATAGAAGTTTTTATAATACTATTATATAATATGAAATATTTAGTAGTTATTTTTCTTTTAATAATAGCTTATTATTTATTTAATAATGTAAAAGAGAATTGGACTGTTTATAAACAGAAGCCATATAATTATTACTTATCTGGTAGTTCCCCATTAGGATTTTATAGACGAGATGTGTATAGGAAACCCTATAGATACCCTTTTAAATTTAATTCATCTTATTTATTAAATAATAGAACATATTATAATTAATTATTTTCTATAGATAATTTCATACTTTTATTTGTTAAATCAATTATTAATAATAAATACTGCTGCTTATCTTTATTAGATATAGTTGCATCTACTGATCTAAGATAAATTTTATTTGAAATTTCTTCAAATTTATTTATTAAATGTGCAAAATGAGTATCTTTAGCTTTTAATCTAAATATTGCTATTTTATATCCTTTTTTTAATTCTTTAGCTATATTATAAATGGCATGTCTACCTATTTGATATGTATATCCATTTTTTTGTTTTATTGCTCTAGGTTCTGCATAAAATAAATGATTCTTCACTGCTATTATTTTATTAGTATTCGTATTATTATATTTATTATTTGATTGAGAGATATATTTACCATGTAATTTTACATTATTCTCAGAAAAATTATTAAATTTATCACAACCAGGCTTACAACTTAAAAATACATCTACTTCTCTGAATTCTCTTGCAATAGCTCTTGTAAATAATTCACTACACCCAGTTGCATCAGTCACAGATACATTTTTTGGTTTTTCAAAAAATTCTTTCATAATAATAATAATTTTAGCATATGTAATTGCATTTAATTTATCAATTTTATCTATTTCTTCAACAGTTAAAGAATTCTTCCATGATTTTGTGTTATTCATTATTATATTATAAATATAATATAATAATTATTAATTAAAATTAATAATTATTTCTATATTATTCTTATTAATTTTTTTATTAGCTGTTAATAACATTTTATTTTTTTTATTAATATTATTCATATGATTCTCTATTATTTTATAATGCTTATCTATATAACTTAAAATATTATTATCTATTACCCATTTAAAAAAATTTAATTGACCAACCGTTGAAGTTATAAAATTATTTTCAGTATAATAAAAAACAATCCTTTCTCTTCTACAAAAAGGATCGAATTGTTTTTTTGAATAAGCTTTTAATTGTGATTTATAATTTAAATAAATATTATTAACATGTTTATTTATTTCATTATATAAAATAATGTTTTTTTCTTTAGTATAGTTTGTAACAAACCAATCTAATATTCTTAATGATATTTGTGATGTGCCATTAAAAATAGGTATTAATTCTTCGATTTTATTAGTTTTATAATAAAATGGTGATATACTATCTAATAATAATTTATCTCTACTTGATAACATTTATTTAAAAATAATAAATTTCTTTAAGTAAATTATAATGCTTAATTATAAAAAATTAAAAGAAAAATATCCAAATAAAATTCCTATTATTGTCAAAAGATCTAAAAATTGTAAATTAGATAAACTAGAAAAAAATAAATTCCTAGTATTTAATTCAATTACACTAGGTGAATTTTTATTAATTATTAGAAAAAATTTAAAATTAAATGAATCTCAAAGTCTTGTGTTGTTTATAAATAATACACTAGAAGCGAATAGTAGTATTATGAGTGAAATCCATAATAAACATTCACCCAATGATATTTTAGAAATTATATATACATCAGAAAACACATTCGGTTAAATTACTTTGCATATTCTTCTATATAAAAATCAAATGATAATATATATATTAAATAAGGTGTTTTTATTCTAAAAAATAAATTATATAAATCTGTTCCCTTTTTTTTCTCATAATTTTTTATAATATTATTATTTAAATCTGTAACTTTATAAAAGAAATCAAAGTTTATTGACCAAAAATATTTTCTTAAATTATACATTTCTTCGTCTTTAATTTCTTCTAAATTTACTTTTCCATCTTTACCATATAATTTTTTTATTCCATCATAAAATATTTCTACTAGCATTTCAAATATTTTCTCATCTGTGTCCGCGTTTAAATTCTCTATTTGTATAGATTTTGCTTCTTTAATATCATTTTCAAATAATAAAATTGATATACTATTCATTATATATAATAAAAAAAAAATATATTTATATAATCTATAAAGATGTTTCAATCAAGTTCGTCAATGTGTAAATATATTAAAAGAGGAGGAAATAGTAATGCATTAAGATATTATGATACCAATGCACGTAAATTTAATGTTAATTCAGCGCCTGTAAATCGTTATAAAAATGGTTTAAAAATTAAATCTGGAGGAACTAATAACAACAATAATAACAATAATAATAACAATAATAATAACAACAATAATAATGATAATAACAATAATAATGATAATAATGATAATAACAACAATACTAACAATACTAATAATAATGATAATAACAATAATAATGATAATACTAATACAGGTGGTGGTGGTATTATTAAAAAACGTAAATCATCCACCAAGCGTAAATCATCCACCAAGCGTAAATCATCCACCAAGCGTAAATCATCCACCAAGCGTAAATCATCCACCAAGCGTAAATCATCCACCAAGCGTAAATCATCTACCAGCCGTAAATCATCCACCAAGCGTAAATCATCCACCAGGCGTAAATCATCCACCAAGCGTAAATCACCTACCAGGCGTAAATCATCCACCAAGCGTAAATCACCTACCAGGCGTAAATCATCTACCAAGCGTAAATATGGAGGAGAATATAATGAAAATTCATTAGATGTTAAAAATACTATAACACATATAAATGATTTATCTAATAATTTATCAATATTAGATAATAGTAATCCAACTCGAACAGGAGGAGGGGGTATTATACAGAAGAGACCCTCTAGAAAACGTAAAGTTGTAAAGAAGAGACCCTCTAGAAAACGTAAAGTTGTAAAGAAGAGACCCTCTAGAAAACGTAAAGTTGTAAAGAAGAGACCATCTAGAAAACGTAAAGTTGTAAAGAAGAGACCCTCTAGAAAACGTAAAGTTGTAAAGAAGAGACCCTCTAGAAAACGTAAAGTTGTAAAAAAGAGACCCTCTAGAAAACGTAAAGTTGTAAAGAAGAGACCATCTAGAAAACGTAAAGTTGTAAAGAAGAGACCATCTAGAAAACGTAAAGTTGTAAAGAAGAGACCATCTAGAAAACGTAAACAAAAAGGAGGGAATAATAGTGATTATTCTTCTACATTGGCTTCGAGGGGACCAGTTAATTACCCATCAAATGGTTGGCCACCACATGGTGAAGATCGTTTTAGGCAATTTAATAAAACATCACCATATGTACCAAATAAAGATATTAATTATTGGGCAGTCTTAGATAAAAATATGGTTGGTAAACCACCAAGTGGTTATAGCATGTAAATTAAAATATATCGAATGTTTTATCATCAACCTCATTTGATGCATATACTATTTTTTTTTGAAAAGGAACTGTGTTAATATTATAATCCAAGTTAATTTTATTATTTTTTGTTTTTTTTATTACTTGAAATTTATATTTCCCTAGTATATTATATAAATTTTTTGTATATACTTGAAGTAAGTTATTATTATTGGTGATAGGGATTGAATATATTAAAGATTGAAAATTATTTAATGTTTCTTTAAAATATTTATTAAAATTATCATTATTTTTATTAATATTATCTATATTATGAATTATACGATAATAATATTTTAATAATAAATTAGTTGATACTATTATATTCCTGAAGTTTTCTCTGCTATATTCTATATATTTTTTAATATCCCAGAAAAAATTAATTAAAATATAATTATTATTGAAATAAGAAATATTTTTAATATTATTATATGTCTCGTGATAGTCGTATTCTTCATATTCTTCATATTCTTCATCGTCAAATAATAATTTATTTAAAAAATTTTTTTTTAATTTAACATTATTTATTTCACTAATATCATTGGAATAATAGTATTCTAAAATAATTTTTAAAATTATATATGTAAATATAATATAAAATAAATAATTTATATTAAATTTGTTATATATCAGTAAATATAAAATTATAATAAAAAAAATAATTATGTAAAATATAGTTAAATTATCATTAATTATAAGTAATTCATAGTCGTTTTTTGGATAAATATTTTTATTTAAATTATTTATTTTTAAAAAATCATTTAAATTATGTAATAATTTATTTACAATCATTATAATATTTTTAGGAAAAAAAATAATTATAATATATATATATATGTTGAATAGGAGTAAATTTATACTAAGTCCACAATTTTTTAATCCAATGATGTCACAACCTAAAAATATTAGGTTAATGCGGCAATCACAACCTAAAAATATTAGGTTAATGCGGCAATCACAACCTAAAATGGTGTGTGAAAAATTTGTTATAAAAAATAATAATAGAGTTATTGGTACAGGTACAAAATGTGTAGCTGGTTCTAACGTCATACACACTATTAAAAAAAAAACTAATAAGAAACCTTCTTCTAAAAAGAAGAAATCAACTACAAAGAAGAAATCAACTACAAAGAAGAAATCAACTACAAAGAAGAAATCAACTACAAAGAAGAAATCAACTAAAAAGAAGAAATCTACTAAAAAGAAGAAATCAACTACAAAGAAGAAATCAACTAAAAAGAAGAAATCTACTAAAAAGAAATAATTATGTAGTAATATCCATAAAGTAAATAAATAAAGATAATAATACTAATAATATTCCAGTGTAAATTAATCTTTCGTCTTTAATAAAAATAATAATAAATTTATTAAAATTAAATTGTTCTTTTTTATTTATTATTTTATAAAAATAATCAACTAAATCATTTAATATATCTATAAAATTAATAGTAAAATTTCTAGCAATTTTAGATATAGATAAATTATAGATGCGTTCATAATATTTATTTTCTATATCTTTTTCAGTATTTTTATTTCCTAAATTATATAAATTTTCATATTCTTTAGCTTTAATATATTTTTGATAATCTGATATTGTAAATTGTCCTTCATCTTTCAAATAACTTTTATTCATATATTTTTTATATATTTTAATTAAATATATTTAATTTGGAACATCCCCATTTATTTGAATATTTTCTTCCTTTAATAACATATCATCTAATGCACATCCTGGTTTAACAAGTGGTAAGCATATATCTGCTTCTACAACACAATCAACTAAAACAGGTCCTTTTTCCTTTAAGATTTTTTTTATATTTTCTTCTGGATTATTATGAGAGTTTAATCTAAATGTTTTTATATTAAATGAATCTCCTAATTTTAAATAATCAGGATTAGTATTATCGGTTCCTATATATCTCTTATTAAAGAATAACTTCTGCCATATATAAACCATTTGTTGTCTTTTATCATTCATTATAAATATTTTTATAGGTAAATTTAATTTCATAACTGTTTGTAAATCAGACATAGTCATTCCAAAGGATCCATCCCCATCTATCAAAATTATATTTTTATCTGGATTTGCTAATTGAGAACCAATCGCAAATGGTAATCCAACTCCCATAGTACCTAAAGAACCAGATGTTAATAATCTATTTGGATGTGTCCATTTTATAAATTGTGCTGTAAACATCTGATGATTTCCTACACCAGTTGTAAATATTGTATTTTCTTTATCAACGTGTTTATCTATATTTATTATGATATCTTGAATTTTTAATTTTTTACTTTTATCATATCTAAAGGGGTATTTTTTCTTTTTATTTACAATAATATTACACCAATCACTTCTATCTTTTGTAGATATTTTTAATAAGTTATTTAAAAATTTATTCGATTTAATATTAATTGATTTTAAGAATTTAATATTTGAATATTCTTTTTTAAATAAATTTTTTACTTTATCAATTTGTGTAATAGATGAATCTACATGTATTATACCTTGGTTATTAATCGCATTTTTACCAAACTTACTTAATTTACCAGTAATTCTATCATCAAATCTCATACCAATCCCGATAATTAAATCTGCATCTTGTATTAAATAATTAGTTGCTGCGTTTCCATGCATCCCTAACATTTCTAATCCATATAATTCATCCTCTGGATATATACCCATCGCATGTATTGTAGATGCTACAGGTATTTTATGATAATTAATTACTTTTTTAACTAAATTACTTTGATTATTACACCCTTGTCCTAAAATAATTATAGGTTTATTTGATTTTAATAATTTATCTTCCAAATTATCTTCAGGTAAATAAGACATTAAAATATCTTTAGGTATATCCAAATGAACAGGACCCATTCGTGATTCCATACAAATATTAGTTGCTATTTTTAATTCATTTTCTAGCTCATTAATATCTAAAATTAATTTATTATATTTTGTACAAGCTTTAGTTAAGTTAATTGCATTACATTCTTGAAAAGCGTCAGTACCTAATGTCATAGAAGAAACCTGTGCTGTTATTACTAGTAATGGTATTCCATCTGAATAAGAATCTTGTAGAGGTGTTATGAGATTAGTAACACCTGGTCCAGATGTAGATATAACAACACCAGGTATTTTATTACATAGCGATTTTGCATAACCCTCTGCAGAATGTCCAGCACATTGTTCATTAGAACTTTTAATGAATGATATATGATTCTGATTATAAAATTTATCTAGTAGTGGTAAAACAGCTCCGCCTGAATAACCAAATACATGTTTAACATGTATTTTCTTTAAGTAATTAAAAATTATTTGTGAACCATTCATATTTTATATTAAATATAAAATATTTTTAAATAATATATGCACAAAGCATTGATTATTTTTTGTTTTATTATAAATTCATTATATTTAATATATGCTTTAAGTAATAATAATAATAACTTAAAAGTAAAAGAAAATTGGGAAAGAGTTATAACAATTATATTTGTGTTTTTTAATATATTAGGAGTATTTCTAACTTTATTTAATTATAATAAAGGATTTGATATAATTCATAATTTAATGTTTAGGGGTTATTATTATTTATTTTCTATTTTATTTACATCACCATTATTATTATTAAATTCAATAATTGTTTTAGTATCTACGCTATTAAGTTGGAAAGTATTTAATGATAAATGTATATTTGATTTATTTACAAAATATAATGATTCTAAAATATTAACTATTGATAAAAATTATTTAATAGTTTATATTATTATTTTAGTATTTAAATTACACAATATTAGTAATTATTTTATAACACATGGAATATTTATAATAAATTTATCATTATATTTGTATTATGTTTACTATGATGCTAAATATCTTATTAGATAGTATATGACTATAAATGATAAAAGAAATTATGTTATAAGAAAATTAAAAGATAATGACCCTAAAAAACCATATTTTATTAACAAAAAAGGTAAAAATTTAAATTCATCTAATACTTTAAAATATCTTAAAAAATGGCAGTTGGCACCTGGTTACCCAGAGGTTAAAATATTCTTAAATGTTAATGATAAAAAAGATGATACTTTTTATGCGGTTGCAACTGACTTAAAAGGACGTAAACAACAATTATATACTTCTTATCATAAAAAAGTTGCTGGTGATAAGAAGTATTGTGAATTAATGGAAGTTGGAAAAAATTATGATAAATTATTTAATAAAATTAATAAAGATTTAAAATCAACAAGAATAACTAAAAATAAATTAATTGCTATTATAATCAAAGTAATGATTGATTGTCAATTTAGACCAGGACATGTAAAATATCGTAATCAATATCAAACATTTGGCTTAACTACATTACAAAAACAACATTTAACTAATAAAAACAACGGAGTATTTTTTAGTTTTATTGGTAAAAAAGGAGTTTTAAACGAATGTTTATATAAAAACTCCAATATAGTCCCTGAATTACAAAAACTTATTAAAAATAAAAATAAAACAGATGATATTTTTCAATATAAGAAAATACAAATAAAACCAACAGACTTAAATAATTACTTGAGGAAATTTGGTGGAATAACTGCTAAATCTATCAGAACATGGGACGCTAATTTAGAATTTATTAAGAATTCTAGAAGTATGAATGAACCAATTGCTCAAACACCAACACAAAGGAAAAAACAATTAAAATCAATTATCGAAAAAGTAGCTACAAAATTACATCATACCTCCGCAATATGTAAAAAAAGCTACTTAGATAATGGAATTTGGGAAATGTTTCTAGAGAAACCTAAGTTATTTTTAAAAACATTTAATACTAATAAATCACCTAAAGATGTTTTAATTACATATTTTGAAAAAAAATGTAATATAGTTAAAAAAAGAAATAATCAAAAATAGATTTTACGAACTTTTCTAATATAATATTTACCTCTACTAATATTAATTATTTAAAGATTATTTACGAATTTATTATATAATGAAAACTCCAAATTTTTGCTGGGCACAAAGTGATACACATATATTTATAGATATTAATCTACAACCCTCAAATGATTTTTTAAAATTTGAAGATAATATAGTCACATTCAATAACAATGATTATGAATTAAATTTTAAGTTATATAAAGAATGTAAAGTTATGAATGTAAAAAAAAATAGAATAATTGAATTAATACTCGAAAAAACTGAAAAAGATGAATGGATTAGATTGACAGAGGTTCGTAATCTTTATAAAAATCAATTAAGTGTTAATTGGAGTAAAATGAATTATGAAGAAGAACTTCAGGAAAATAATAATAATAATAATAATCACATAGATATGGAAAAAATGATGGCAGAAATGCAGATGACAGATAACTCAGTAGAAGAAAAATGTAATGAACCTGAAGCATGTAATGAACCTGAATCATGTATCTAAGTAATTATATTTTTAATTTTATTTATTTTATCAAATAAATATTTATTTCTTTTTAATAAATCTGTAATTTTTATCTTATATATAGTATTGTCGCTTCTTAAAGTTTTTATTTTGTTTATTAATTCATCATTAGCTGAACTTTTATTTTCATTTAAGTCTATTAATGAATTAATCTGTTTTAATGAATTATTTTTATCTTCTAAATATTTATCATAATCATATATATTAACTATTTTATATTTTAAACGCAGAACTGAATTATTATATTCTTGTCCAATTTTAAAATCTATATCTATAATTTTATTATCTCTATCATAAACACTTATATTAATATTATAATTATATGGTATAAAAATATCTTTTTCATATACCCAATCATTATTAGTTATCAATGTTAAATTATATTTATTATTATTTATAATAATATATAATTCTTCTTTTCCAATGTAATCAACTCTTTTAGTTAATTTATATAATATTTTAGTAATATTAATATATCTCATTATAAAAAATATATATATATATCTCTATATAAATCTTATATAGAGAGTGATGGTATCAGTGGGGTTCGAACCCACGCGGACAATTGTCCAACAGATCTTAAGTCTGTCGCCTTAGACCACTCGGCCATGATACCATACACACTATATATATATGTTATTTTTTTATATGGTTTTTTCTATATTTTATTTAATAATAATAAAATAACTATTTTTTTATAAAAAAATATATATTATATAAATGAATACAAATGAAAAGTTAAAACAGCAACTAGAAATATTAATTGAGAACTTAAAAAAAGAAAATATTAAGAAAAAAAAAGTAAATAATTTTATAATAAAACATAGAAAATTAACTAATAAAATAAAATCAATCTTTAAGAATATGTAAAATATATAATAATATTATATAATGAGTAATATAAATAAAACATTTGCTGATATTCTTGAAGAAATAGAAAAAAATAAGCAAGTAAATAAGCAAGTAAATAAACAAGTAAATAAACAAGTAAATAAACAAGTAAATAAACAAGTAAATAAACAAGTAAATAAACAAGTAAATAAACAAGTAAATAAGCAAGTAAATAAGCAAGTAAATAAGCAAGTAAATAAGCAAGTAAATAAGCAAGTAAATAAGCAAGTAAATAATTATGAATTTAAATTTAAAAATAAATATATTAAATTAACTGAGAATATAAAATTAAAATTAAAGGATATTAAAGAATTAAATAATAAATTAGATAAACTTCAGAGGGAATGTTCTAATTTATCAAAGGGAGTTGATAATAAGTCTAAATCTTTAAATTTGTTATTAGAGAAATTATATCTTATTATAAATGAAATTAACGAATCATTTAAAAACGATCCATCTACTCAAGAAAAACACTTAAATGAAATATTAAAAAATATAGAAAAGATTAATTCAGTGACAAATAAATCTAATATTAAAAATAATAAATCTAATATTAAAAATAATAAATCTAATAAAAATTTAAATAAACTTAGTGCTTTAAAATTTAATAACAGTGTTGGATATAATATGTCTGGAGTTAATAAAAGTAAAGCTCCTATGTCTTATAATGTTAAAGAAAATTTAAAAAAAAATTATAATACACAAGGAGTAAATAATAAAAAAAATAACAATAAACAAGATACAATTGATAATTTATTTTCTCAATTATTTTAAGTATAAATATTATATTTATTATTATATTTAAATAATATGGAAGATATTTATAGTATATTAAAAAATAATTTAGATGATTCGGATTTAACATTAGAAGAACAAATAGAAGAATTCGAATCATTTGAAGAATGTGAAATAATTGCTAATAATTTATTAAAATCAAATACTTCTAAATCTATAAAAGTTAATGAATCATTTTTTATAGATTTAGAAGTATTTCAAGACCATCTTAATAATAAAGATAAAAGTATATTTAAAAAAATAAATAAAACATTTACATTATTTGGAAATGTTATATTAAATAAAAAATTATTATGTCCAATAGATGATATAATATTATTAAATAAACAAAAAGAAAATATTTTATTTATTTTAGAAAATATAGATAAATATGAATTAAATTTAAAAGAAATAAAATCTACACAAAATGATTTATTATGGTTTTGGAAAGAAATAGATGAAAACACTGAATCTATTTATAGTATGATTTTCTTTCAATTTAAATATATTAAATTTTTAAATTATAATGAAAGCTTGATGAATATTTATACAATTTATACAATGTTTTTAAATCCAATAATGTCTACATTGTCTCCATTATATAGTATTATATTTTTAATTATTTTAAAAATATATTATAAAGTAAAAATACCAATTAAAAAAATATTTAATATAATTAAAGAATTATTTTTTAGTAAAATAAAAAGTGTTTTTTCAAATATTAAATTATTTTTTTCAATGTGTATTTGGTTATTATTTTATATCTATAATATTTATCAAAATATATCTTATACATTATCTATAAATAAAATAACAAATATATTTCACAAAAAATTATTAAAAATTATTAAATTCTTAGAATGTTCTAATAATATAGTATTATTAAATAAAGATTTACTAAACTATAAAATAGATTTTAGTTCTTTAAGAACTTCGTTAAATTATAAATTATTTGGTAAAAATCCTAATTTATTTTCAAATAAAGGTAGAATTATATCAACATATTATACAATTTTAGATATAAAAGATAAATTGATACCAATAATGAATTATATAGGAGAAGTTGATGTATTATATTCGTCTGCGAAATTATTAAAAGAATATAATTTTACATTACCAAATTATATTAATAATAAAAAATTTATTTTCGATATAAAAGACTGCTGGCATCCATATTTATCAAATAATATTATTAAAAATTCTATAGACTTAAAAAATAATATAATTATAACTGGTCCTAATGCAGCAGGTAAATCTACATTTATAAAAACTTTAATGTTAAATACACTACTATCTCAAACTTTATCTATTTCTAGTAGTAGATGTTTTAATTTAACTCCATTTAACATGATTTATACTTATTTACATATTCCTGATACAAAGGGTAAAGAATCTTTATTTGAAGCAGAATTAAATAGATGTACAGATATTATAAAAAAATTATCAGTAAATAAAAATAATAAATCTTTTATTATTATGGATGAAATTTTTTCTTCGACCAATCCAGTTGAAGGTGCAAAAGCAGCAAACAAAATATGTGAAAAAATAAATAACTTTAAGAATAATATTATTATAGTAACAACTCATTATAATAAATTAACTAAATTAGAGAAAAAATGTAATTTTGTTAATTATAATTTTAAAATAAATAGAGATAAAAATAAAAATATTATTTATACTTATAAATTATTAAAAGGTATATCAAATGACAAAATTGCTTTAGAATTATTAGATAATAAATTAAAAAATTTATAAGTTTAAATTTAAATTTTTTAATATATATACATACTAAACATGGTAAATAATTATTTTGTTATATTATTAGCGATATTAGTATTGATAATATTAGTTATTTTATATTTATTTAATAAGCAACTCACATCATTAAGAATTAAAATAAATTCATTAAGTTATGAAATTAATAAAAAAGATTCTTCTCAAAATATAGATATACTTTCAAATATAATTCAACAAAATAATCCAAATATGTTTAATAATAAAGTTGTTAACGATGAAAGTGATGACGAAAATAAAGATACTATTAATGATAAAGATGAAGATACAGAAGAAGATGATGAATATACTGAAGATGATGAAAGCGTGGATGCTGAAGATGTAGAAGAAGATGTAGAAGAAGATGTAGAAGAAGATGTAGAAGAAGATGTAGAAGAAGATGT